ATATTACCACTTGCATCTATATCAAAATTAGTTGTTTCTGCTCCAGTTGTTGCATCTACTGCAATTTGTTCAAAACCCTTTTCGGACCTTACTGGTCCATTAAATGTTGTGTTAGCCATATTTTTCTCCTAAAAGAAATAATCTATCATCTTGGCAAAGTCTGCTAGGGCAGTTGATAGACTGATTAATAAAAATACCTAGAATAAAAAGGGAGACCGAAGCCTCCCTTAAAGAATCAAGACTTAACTTGAACCCGGTGAACCATAGATACCTAGTGGGTCAGATACGCCGAAGCTATATCTTTCTCTACTTTTATATCTAACATTACCAGTATCAAAATCTCCATCCATAGACGTTTCCAAAGCAGTTCTTTGGAAATGCTTCATGCCGTTCGGTACATCAGTAATGATGTAAAATGCATTTGTATCTGTAAGATAATGGTTAACCATATATCCTTCAGGTATAGCACCATTATTGGTGATAGCATTTATATCATTGTCTGCTGTTCCCGGTCTCATTTGAGACTCTAAAAGACGAGTTGCCGTAAACTGCAGAGCAGGTGGAACAATTAATCTTTTAGGTTTAGCTGCAATAAGCAATCCTCTTTGGTCTTTGAAAGCCGCAATATTAATGATTGCATCTTCTAAAGATGTCTCATTAAGATCAGCACCAGTTACTGGTCTATTGCTGTTAGTACCTCCATTAACTAATGGATGACCTCCACCACCAGTAACTCCATCACTAGCTGCTGTAAATAAATTTACACCATCACCTGATTGGAAGCTGTTGCTAAATCCATTGTTTAATGGAGCTGCAGATTTCACTTGTTTTGTATAAGCCATTGCTCTTGCTAAAGCCTTTGTATATCTAGCAGATAAAGAATCGTAGAGGTTATCTTCGATTGCTTCTTCTGTGATTGCAAAGCCTAATGCAATAGTTTCATGGTTATACCTAGCTGTAAAACTTTCTTGTGCAGAATCATAGTTGATTGCTGAACCCTCATTTTTTACACTAGCTTGACCAAATCCACTTAACTGTACTTCTTCTTCAAAAGACCTATCCGAAGATTCAGTTTCGTAAATCATAGTATGCTCATCATCGTACTTTTCGTATTCCAACCCAAACAGAGCATTAAGTCCGGGTAGAAGTTCTTTCATCATTTGTGGTCTTGCGATAGCCATTATAATTTCCTCCTAGGGGATTAGATGCCTGTTGTATTAAGCAATTGATGTCCAACATTGAACATAACAATTACATCTGTAAATCCATCACCTACTGCACTATCTGGTCCGTCAATGAACTCAATAATTTTTACAGGTAATGTATTCGTGGTTGCGATTGTAGAAGAATCTACAGAGTTTTTACTTCTGCCAATACTTGTACTTCCAGCAGTTTGTACAACTGCTGCATTGTTTCCTAATGCTGTTTGAGCCAAGGTTGCGTCACCTTGCATTCTCAATTCAACAAAAGGGTCGTTTAAAACATAAGCACTAATATCACTAGCAACAGTTGATGCTGGATAAAATTGTGAAAATGTTAATTGTTTTGTATTCGGGTCTGTATAAGAACATCCCATGAATACTCCTATTGGGGTTAATGTTGCTGTGCCATTATCAAGTGTTACTACACCTGCACTGGTCATTTTAACAAAATCTCCATAGAATATTGCAGTACTGTCGTTAGACGCAACTTTGTAATGTCTCATTTTTCCTGTGTAGGAGCCACTTGCACTTAAAGTTCCGACTGGTTCAGCACCCATTGGTGTTGCCGTTGCTGACATATTAATTTCCTTTTAAATAAAGTTTATATATAGCAGCTCAGTAAAATATTTACTTAGAGCCACCGCCAAAAGTTGACCTTGTTTTGCGTTCTGGTTTTAACATAGGCATACGAGGGTCATTTTCTTTTAAATAATTATTGTCCACAGCTTCCATTTGAGTTTGTGCCATATTTTTATAGTACGCATCTCTTTGCTCCATAAGTTCTTTTGGAGCTTTGCATAACAAAAGTCCACCAACTTCCATGTTACCTTTCCCAGCCCATTCTGAGCCGTGGTCACTTACTAAATTTAATTCAGGATGGTCTTCTGCTTTCACAGGTTCCCAGCCTTCTCTAAACTTAGAAGAAACATTAACATTATTTGGTTGACCTAAGATACTTGTTGCCACCCATCTAAATACCCATCCGTCTTGTGGTGCTGGATTAGGTAATTTGGATTGTGGTTCCCATGTATCAGTTCGTCTTGCAGTTTTAGTTCTGGATTCTGCTTCTCTTGCTGCTCTTGTAACTTCTTCAGTTACTTCTATATTTTTATCTTCAGCCATTATTCATCTCCTTAGCGACTTGTTTGGCATATTGCTCTGGTGTTATCCCAAGTCTTCTTGCGAGGTTGACTTGAGTTGCTGTTAACTGCACTTTGCGGGGTACTGAGCCGTTACTTCTAACAGCAGGTGCTACCACCGATGATGGTTTTTTGGAAATCGCAGTTGTAGTAACGACTTCGCCATTACTTTCAGCTTGTTCTTTTGTTCCAAAAAACTCAGGAAATTTGCCATGCATACGCTTGTCAACTTCCTGATAATACTCGTCACTTGTAGGAACTATATTTTCATCTTGTATAAGAGTCTCATGTAGTCCATACGCATAACCAGTCATATCTCTATGATCTTTACTTCCAAACCATTTATTCTCTTGCAACCATGATACAGCTTTAGCATCAGGTGGTGCATATTGTTCAGATACATTTTGTTGTACCTGTTGTTGAACAGGTTGTTGTACAGGTTGTTGTACAACTTGGTTTGTTTGTTGATAGTAATTTAATTTTTCATTAGTAGATTTTAAATCAACTTGAGAATTTAATATCTTCTCATTAGCATCTAACATCTTATCACTATCACCGCTTTCATAAGCGTCTTTAAATTCTTGTTTTGCTTTTTCTAACTCAGCAGTTGATTTAGCAGATATTTGACCTAGTAAAGCTTCTTCACCTTTGTTTATTAAAGCTGATAATCTTTTGTTTTCAGCTAAAACTTGTTGAGCATATCCTACTGATTCATCTCTAATTTTATGAGATGCTTCTTTTGCTCTTCTTTCTTCGTGATACTCATACTTGAGTCTATTAATTCTTTTTTTAACTTGGTCATCAACACCATCAATTTCAGATTCTAAATCATCATCATTTTTTGATTGTGTTCTTTGTGGTTTTCTATCATCAATTGGTCTATCGTCAAGAATCTCAACTTCAATTTCTGATTTAGTTTCTTCAGATTTTTGTTTTCTTTCATCAGGAGTTTTACCAATAGTGGTTGTTACTCCAAAAAATTTATCTTCAGCAGAAGTTGCAGGTTGAAAAACTTCTTCTATAACTTCTTGTTCTACGGTGTTATTTTCTTCTATCATAATACCTTAACTATACCTCTTGGGTCTTCGACTACAGCTTCAACGCTATCGTCATTGATTAAACGAAATTCTTTTCCATGTACTAAAAATCTAGTACCTGAATAAGAACGCATAATAATCCAATCGCCTTCTTTACAGAAAGGTCCACTTGGAAATCTTGTTTTATCGTTGTAACAGTCTTCACCCATTTTAAGAACAAATCCACAAATTGAACCGACTTCTTCGATTTGCATTGTTTGTTGTGCTTTTATAATTCCGCCTTTAGTTTTTTCTTCGGCTTCGGGTAAAGCTATTAATAGCTTGTAACCTTTTGGTATAGGTAGTTGTTTTGCTTTACGAGCTTGTTCATCACTCGTTACAGCTTTAACAGATTCTACTTTTTTTGTAGACGCCATTCAATTCTCCTTTGCACTAGATATAGGTCTAGGTCCTTGCGACTTTATTGTCGATTTACTATTTCAAGTAGGTCAAGAATATCTCTTTCTACTAAAGCTAGTCCAGCTATTATTCCCGTGAAATACCTGTATTCTTCAAAATCTTTACAGTTGCCTGTACTCATATGGTCAGCATGTTCATTCATGCGATCCCTTATCTTTGTTTGTAAATTATTAACTATATTTTCTTGTGAAGCACTCATAATTATTTATTTTCAAACAATGTTTCTACTATCTCTTTACCAATCTTAACACCTTCTAACTGTTCTTTGCTACTTAATTTTGCATTTTCACTTGCAGCCTTAAATCCAATCTGTGCACCAGCTATTCTTTCTTGTGATGAAATTCTTTCTTTTTCTATTTCTTGATTAGCTTTTGACTTCTCAAGGTCTGCTGAAATTTTCATAGAATCGCTTTGCATTTTGCTTTGAACTTGTTGTTCTCTAATTTGTAATTCTTTTTCTCGTTGCTGTACAACAGGGTCTTCAAGTTTTTCTTGAACTTCTTTTTGTCGTTTCTCAGCTTGACTATCTGCTAGTACTCTTTCAGCAGCTTCAGACACAAGTTGTGATAATTGTAATTCAACATCTTCCGGTAATGGTTCATTAGGAGGTGGAAGAGGTACACCCATTTGTTTTTCAATTTCTTTTCTATATTGAAATGCTATATGTTCTGTTACATGCTCTGAAAATGCAGCCATAATAGATGAAGCATTTGGACTTTGACCAACTAGTTCTCTAATTTTAGGGTCTTGCATAGCAGCCATATGTACTTTGATATGAGCTTCATGGTCTTGATACATAAATGCTTTAGTAGGTTTGCCATTCATCATATTCATATTTTCTGAAACAGGGTCTGTTGGTTCTATTTCAGTTTCTAATGGAACTATTTTATCAGCATCTCTAATACCTAGTACATCAAGCATCTGTCTGTGTAGCTCTTGCATGTTATACATTTGAGGTGCTTGTTGTGATAACTGAAGTGCTGCTTGATACTGCATTATTCTTTGAGCTTTTGTAGCAGCATTAGGGTCAGACACAGGAACTATATCTACTTTACTATCAAAGTCTTCTGATACAAGTTCTTTACCTTTAATATCATAAGGATATTCTGTTGGTCCATGATCGAATATTATTCTTGATAATATTTTTAATTCTTGTTTTAAAGAGTTATGTATTCTAGCTTGTACTGAACCCATAACTTTTAAAGACCTTTCTAAAAGTGCCAATGTGGTGCCAACAGGAGCCTGACTATTCATATCAGACACTTTCATATCTGCTAATGAAGCAAACCTTCTTCCCTCATCTACTAAGTTTTGTAAAAGAGAATACAAAGTAGACGAAGGTTCCTTGTAAGGAAGGAAGGCTATGTTATCTTTGATGGCACCACCGGGCACATCTACATCTCTAAACTCACCCGGCATGATAGGGGTATCATCGCCTTTGATTCTTAATCCTCTGGATTTTAAACCACCCGGTAAGTTACTGAGAGTTCCTGCATCAACCAACTGTCTTAATAAACTTGTAGCTGATTTAGCTATTCCGCCTATAAGATGTATTAAACCAAAACCATAAAATCCCATTCCGGGTAGGTATTGATAATGAACGAAGTGATCTCTTCGTTTTTTCTGTAGGTCTTCTTCTAAAAAATTTCTACGAATAGAAAGAATAGTACCTGATTGATAATCTAGTGTGACAACATAAGGTAATGCTATACCTGTTGCTTCTTCGTCTTTCATGTCTTCAAAACCTTCTAAGTCAAGGTCAACATGCATTTCTAAAACAGTATGTCTTTGGTCATAGTCATATGATGAGCTATCACCTGTTAATTCGTCATATTTACTTTGTATATTTGAATGATTAGCTGATGGTGTTTGTAATTCAATATCTCTATAAAAACCAACTACCTGTAGCTTTCTAATATCATTAGTGCTTTTCTTCATTACATGAGTTGCTCTGTCGCAAGTAGTAAGGTCAGATGCACCATAACTTACAACAAAATCTTCTGCCGGTACAAACATACTAGCTGGTCTATTTAATGTTGGGTCATAATATACTTTACGAAAAGCAGAACCTGCCAATGGCAAATTAAATAACATCTTTTCGGTTTCAGTTCTGTATTCACTCATTTTTTCAGTTAATAGATAATTAAGATAATCTTTAACTCTTTCTGATTGTTCTTGTTTTTCTGTAGTTAGTTCACCAATTATTTTGGTATCTACTGGTCCTTTAGCTGGAAATAGTTCTGTAATAGCTTCTGCTTGAAATCTTACAACTGATTCAGTTAGTAAGGGATGGAATACACCACAAGCACCATTCCAAGGAACTGTTCGTTCTTCTTGTTTTAAACCTAACTGGTCTAATCCTTTTGTATAAGTTTGTTCCCAGTCACTACGAGATTCTCTGTCTGAATTATAATAACCTACTAGTTCATTTGACAATGACTCAAGTTCGTTTTTATCCATAAAATCTGCGATATTATCGTCAAAGTTTTCTGTTTCGTTTTCAGAGCCTTCGTCAAAATCTATAATCATTCCGCCTTCTTCAGACATAACAGATACTTCATCAGGATTAGTAATTAATATTTCTAATGGTGAATCTTCAACAAATTTTTCCGGTGTCTGTAATGGTTTCTCTGCCATTTAATCTCCTAGTAATAGTTAGCGTCTCGTGGTGGTAAGTCTTCATCTTCTTCGTCTGAGTGTAAAGGTATAAATCCACCTTGTCTAAATCTTAATAATGCTTGTGTAGAAGAATCTACTAAATCGTCATGTTCACCTGAAGGGAATGAAGCAAATTCTTCAATTACTTCTTCTGAAAATCTTCTATCAGGTGCCCAAACAATTCCAGATGCAAATAAATCTGCAACAGCATTAACCCTAGCTATCTTATCATTACCTCTGCTTGGTGTATATTCTGATACTGGTATGCCCATTTGCCTTAATTCAAATATCAAAGGCAGACCTGCTGCTTTAGCTTCAACAACAAATGCTTCAGGTTGCCAATCGTTATACATTTCAAAAGCTTTCTTTTTTAAATCAGGAAACTCTAGTCTTTCTTTGTAAGCATCCAATAATATAACTTGTGGTTGTGTAACTCCATCATCGTCTGGTTTATAGAAAACACCCCATGTGGTACACGCAGAGTAGTCAGAACGCTGTGTTTTTAAAAATGCTGTGTCCCATGACTGTATTACAAATTCACACTCAGGAGGCTTCTCATCTTCCCAAACTTTCCACCACTCTCTCTTGATTATGGCAGCACCTTCCGATGTAGGGTCTTGCTGGTATTGTGCAGACCATTTGGCTACAGGTAACTCAGCTCGTAATTTTTCTAATTCTTTAATGTCCCAAAACTCTTGCCATAGACTTTTACCTGATGGCAATATAGCTGGGAACTCTATAACTTTCCAATCATCAGAACCTTCTCTTTGAGTAGAAGCTTTTAAAATTTGTCCGGTCAAGTCTCGTTTGTGCCATCTTGTCATAACAATGATGATTGCACCTCCGGGTTGGAGACGCTGACGAGGACCAGAAGTATAATATTCATAAACCTTATCAAATACAGAAGGGTCTCCACTTTGTCCTTCTTGTTCTGAATGAGGGTCATCTATAATAAGCAAATCAGCACCTTTACCAGTAACTGCTCCACCTATACCAATCGCAAAGTAATCACCACCCTTGTTCGTATTCCAACGACCAGCAGCTTTTGAATCCGATTGTAATCCAACATTAGGAAATACTCTTTTGTAATCTGCAGAACCAACAAGGTTTCTAACTTTCCTACCAAAACCAACTGCCAACTCTGCAGTATGAGCAACTTGGATTATTTTTTTTTCAGGAAAGCAACCTAAAAACCATGCAGGTAATAAATAAGATGCAAACTCAGACTTAGTATGTCTAGGTGGCATGTTTATTATTAATCTTTTTAATTTACCATTCTTAACATCGTCAAAGGCATCAGCCATAATCTTATGATGGTAACCTTCAATGAAAGCACTCCACATTTCTTTTGCAAAAAATAAAAAATGTTCTGCTGATTGTTCTTGATTCTTTGTATTTTTATAATCGTCAAGTAAATCCAATAAAGCTTTTTGTTGTTCTTCGGGCAAACTTGTTAATTTGTCTAGATCAATCAAAGTGTGGCACTCCTAAAAAAACAAAGTATGGAGTAGTAACTTTGTTGGAGTATGTAAAAATATAATTAGAAGCACCACAAAACTCTTCTAGTTTAATACTAGTATCTAGTATAAAACTATATATAAAACTTAGTTTAATACTAGCTAGTGTTCTACTAGTTAGTTTTAAACTAGATAAACCGATAAATCTCCCTATTTTGTACATAGTTTCATATCTTCACTTGTTCGTCAAGGCTTTTATTAAAGTTTTTAAATGGACTATTTCTAGTACTCATAACTGTACGCCATCTATTAGGTTGCATAGTAACCCAGCCACCCTCTTCTAATCTTTTAATCATAGCGTGTATAGTACTTTTAGAAGATACTCCTACAGCTTCTGCTATTGATTGTAATGATGGTCCACAACTGTATTGCTTCCAATGGCTTTCTATTGCTTCCAGTACTAGTAATTGCTTTTTTGTCATAAATATTCCTATAGGGGTCTAGGGGACCCTAGAACATTATACGAACATTTATATAAAAAAGATACCAGTAAGTAGGTTGAAGAAAAAAAATACCCCCCCCTATGTGAATATGAAAAATATGAAATTATTTGTGCAAAACAGTGTGTATAGGGAGCTAGTCGAAATTTTTATATACTGGGGGTGGGAGTGGGTGGGGTCTGGCTACCTTTTTTTTAGAGTTCCTACGCCTACGCATGAGCAACTAGTTGTTACCAGCAAACAGTTCATGAATCTTTTGCTCCAACTCTAACTTGATCTCGTCGCTTGTCCTGTTATTGTTAGTGGTCTCAACTCTATCAGTAAACAATGCTACCTCTGATATCTTGCCAATCATTTCCAATGCCCTAATCCTAGCTGACTCATTGTTATTAATATCCTTGGCTTCTTTAATCAATTGATCTGTGACGAACTGTCTAAGAGAGAGGGCTGTACTAACCCCATACTGCTCTTTCCTCTTGAATCCAGCCTTAACCCTTTGGGAAACCTTTGGGTGGCTCATGAGTACTGATGCTTCTCTCCATATGCTACTGTCTTTCATGTTCTTGGTACTATATGAATTGCGATATGACTCACTAGCAGTCATGCCTGATAGTACCCCTTGTATAAACTTCTCTTGCTTAGGTGTTAACCCATCAATACTTGTTACCTTATTGTTACCCTTATCTTTATCTTTACTACTCATATATGTCTATTAACCTATTAATATTTAATTTATTTTACATATGTTTATATGTGCCTAAACCCAATCATACGCTTACTTCGTAAGCAACACTAGTCCACACAGCGAACATTAGAGGAACATATATATCATTTAATCCTTGTCATTTGTGGGGTAATAAACTAAGATGCATTTGTCATTTGGGATTGACGGCGATTTTGCCCCCTTTTCAAATACACCCTAGTGGGATGCTCATAGTCCCCATGAGAGCCAGTCGCAATGACATGGTTCGAGGGTTCAAGCCTAGAGCCTGAATCGATACATGGGACTTAAACGAGAAAGAGGTAACCAAGAAATCCTCACCACGAAAAATCCGGACATCATGTCTTAGTGCGTTTATCTTGGGTTGAGAGAGTGTCGCTTAATTGAGAACGTCTCTGTCCATATGCGAATGTCTTAGCAAGACTAAAGGTTTGGATGGTTTCCGGAGAGTTTAAGCCCTACAGGACACAAAACTCAAGGATATCGATGTGTGCTAAGGCTATGCTGGTGATAAACCGGCGTGTAACTTGCTTGTCTCTAGGGACTAAACTTGTAAGTGTGAAGAGTAGCTAATCCCAAAGCGATAAAATATAGGTAATAATTTTAATTTAATGGAGAAAATATATTATGAAAATAAACAAAGTAATTGAACATTTAACAAAGGCTGTGAATAAATATGCTGACGAGAGCATATTGACTGCAAAGCAGATTTGGGAGGATTTAATAATCAGAGAATGTGAAGAGGGAAATGTTGAGATTCTTTTTGATGGTGGCACTTGTTACGACATCATCAACGAAACATGGAGTGATTATGGTGGAGATATGGTATGGGAAAATGCTGAAAAGATTTTTGGTTTGAAAGAACTTGAAAAACTAGGGCATGAAGCTGAACCTTACGCACCATGGAAAATATCAGTTTACAAAAGATAAGCCTACTGATGAGCAACACAGAACACTAAATAGTGTGTGGTGGCGAAATTTGGGACTCTCCGGAGTTCCATATATAGGTAATAAATATAATTAAAAATGGAGAAATTATGAATGAACTAAATAGATTAGTTGCAGAATTAGACAATGTTTTAGGTAATAGATGTATAGGCGATGGAGAGTATATCAACTCAATAGAAAGTGATATTTCTAACATAGACCCTATGCAACATTTAGGGGGTTATGACAATGGCGAATAGATTAATAAAAGAATGGGTTTCGATCAAAAAGCACTTCAGTAATATGAATGGGATGGAATGGTTTAGCTGGTATGTATTAAAGCCCTTTGCTTTGGCATTGTGCATTGTTTCATATATTGCTTTAAAAATGGGGTGGATGTAATGAGTGCTTTAGGAAAATTATTTGAAATATCAGAGACCCAAACAGCAATGAAAGTTGAAGGCGTGGTAGTTGATTTGTTTACAGCGTCCTACATCGTGGGTGCTTATCATAGAGTTAATGAGAAAAATCAAAAGCATATGAGAGAGTCAACTATTGAAAAACTAATTGATGTTGCACACCTAGTTATGGGAGCAACAAAAACATACTAAATATTAACTGATTAATACTTATGGAGAGCATATGAAAAAATCAAAAAGAAAAGTGGTTGTGAATCAACAAGATAAATTAATATCTATGAAAATTTACAAGCCAAAAGTAAAAAAGAAAACAGCATTTCAGATAGCATTTGAAAATGCTAAGGGTGTATAGGTAAATTTTTCGTGGTTGGCTAGTACCACATACCTTAAAACTAGCCATTTAATTTTGACTATCGCATGGGATTAGTACCCATGCCTGAATGAGTTACTGCGAAATAGTCATTTCAGTTTTATTAATCGCAAAAATGGAGTAAATATGAAAGCGAAACAATTAGAAAAATCACTTTCCACTCTCATTTCTATTAACCAGCCATCATTTGTTTATGGTGGAGTTGGGGTCGGCAAATCGGAGATTATCCACAAAGTTGGAAAGTCTCTTGGTTTTGAGATTAGAGATGTGAGAGTATCATTGCTAGACCCTGTAGATTTAAGAGGAGTACCTAGCGTAAAAGAAGGCGTTACTGTGTGGAATCCACCAGTATTTTTACCAACTGAAAAAGACCCAAAAACAATATTGTTCTTGGATGAGTTACCTCATGGTAGCCCTAGCGTACAAAACGCTTTGTTTCAGTTAGTTAAAGATAGACAACTTGGCGAATATACACTTCCTGAATCAACTGTGATAATTGGTGCTGGAAATAGGATGTCAGATAAAGCCGGAGCAAATAGAATGAATACAGCATTGGCAGGTAGATTTATTAATCTTGAATTTGAGCCTTGCGTAGACGATTGGATAGACTGGGCAAAATCAAGTGGAAAAATTATTCCGGAAGTCATAGCCTATATGAGATATAGACCTGAGAATCTATTTGTTTTTGATAAAAATGCAAAAATGGGAATTAACGCCACGCCTAGAACTTGGGAGTATGCTTCAAGAATTATGGCTCAATCGCCTAGTGCTGATATTGAGCATGAACTACTTTCCGGAACTATTGGACAAGGAGTTAGTGCTGAGTTGATAGGGTTTATGAGAACTGTAAGAGGTTTACCATCATTGGATAAAATCTTAAATGACCCTGAGAGCCTTGATACTGAGTCTGACCCAGCTATCTTGTATGCAATTACTAGCATAATCGCTAGGAAAATGGATAAGAAAAACATCAATAAGTTCATGAAATACTTAGACACATTACCTGATGAGTTTGCGATTTTGTGTATGACTGATGCAATTGAATCAAATCCTGATTTGAAAAAGACTAAAGCGTTTATTGATTTTGATATCAAACATCAAGACATTACGCTTTAAACCAACTGATGATTAGCTGAAATGCTATGAAATGAATCTGTAAAAAATAAAGTTGTTTATAACTTTGTTTTTCCTTAATGGTTAGATTCATATTGGTAACAAGTATTAACTAATTAATACTTAAATATAGGAGTATTTTTATGGCAGTAGCCTTAAACGAAAAAGCCATGCTCATCAAGGTTGAACTCAAGAAATGGGGTGGGACTAAAACTGATAAATCCTTATCAGAAAAAATAGGTAATGATTCTAATACTGATGCAAGTTTGTATTCAGTTTCTAAGAAACTTACTAAGTCCAAAACATTAAAAGAGATTAAAAAAATTGATGGACAGATAAGAACTGACTGCATTTATTCAGGTGCTGGATATAGAGGTTTTTGTCATGCATGGGATAACAATGGAAACTACTTATTACCTATCGATGCAAAAGATAGGTTTGAGAAAAGGTTTTCAGAATATAGAGATGATAGAGAGAAATTGGTAAAACAGTTTGTTTCTGAATATCCGGAGATTATCAAAAGTGCCGAGCATGAATTTGGTGCTAACTTTGATTCAAATGATTTCCCTCATGAGACTGAAATTGGAGAGTATTTTTCTTGCGAAGTTATTAAGAATGTCGTTCCATCAACTGATGATATTAGAATTAATTTATCTAAAGATGAGATTGACGAACTTAAACAAAATGCTAAGAAGCAAGAAGAG